GTGTTCTCCTGTGTTTATCAAAATGACCGGGCAGCAGAACGAAGTTCGTTCAGTGCTTCTGGCGTTCTGGCGTATGCATGGCCTTGCAGCGCCCAAAACGGCGACTCGCACTCCCCAGAGTCGTAGGCGCGCATGATTGCGTCCTGCTCCAACGGACACGGGGCATTGGTCACATAGTCGATACCGCGAGTTACGTCCGCGAAAAACACGCGACCGTCCGAGAGTTGGGTCGCGGCAATCCGTTGACCATCCGCACCGTACATGCGGCCTGTGTTGAATCGAATGATGTTCATGCTGTTCTCCTGTTGTTGACTCAGTGCAGCGCACTCGTCGAATGCGCTCTACTCAGTCGAAGGTTTTTCCGGTTCGTTGGGCATCGTCAGACTTTCGGGCGGCTGCTGTACTTGCAGGTCATTGCCTTCAACCCTACGGCTTCACCGATGCTTTAGGCCGGGTTCCCCCTTCTAGGGAACCGCCGGGCTGCTTGCGCTCATCCGGCACCAGAACCTTTGTTTTTTCCCTACCGGGTGGCCTGTCTGGGGGGCCAGTGATGCGTATCCTACGGATTCATGGTCACATGTCAACGTCTAAACAGATAAATTTATCAGCCTATAGGCTAAGTCATTGATAATCGGTCGAATTTAGTTTGCGTGTAAACGGGTCGAAAGGTAGGATTCGGTGAGTCGGTCACGCACTCAACATGCAAAAAGTTAGTCAGTACACTGGAAAACAAGGGTAAAACGCATCATGGCAGGTATGACAGACGAATACGGGTTAACACCAAAACAGCGCAAATTCGCTGAAAACGTAGTCAATGGCATGTCAATCGCGGATTCGTATCGCAACTCGTATGACGCAGAGAACATGAAACCAGCGTCTGTGCAGCGTCGAGCAGCGGAATTGATGGTGGACGGCAGGGTCAGGGCATGTATGGAGGCGTTGGCGGCTGAGAAGAGGCGGCTGAGTGAGGTAAGCACGGTTTCAGACCGTGACAACCTCATACGCCTGTTGCGTTCATGGTCTAACGGTGAGGTTCCCGCCACACAGACGCAGTTACGCGCTGCGGAACTACTGGGCAAGGCGTGTGGCCTGTATCGAGACGTTGTCGAGGATCACCGTGAGCGTCCTGCTGCACTGGTTGCGGCTGACCTTGAGCGGCGGCTGTCATCGTTACTCGCCGCGCAGCAGCACAGCGTCACGGTCAACGTCATGGAGCGTGTAAACGCGGTGGATGACGCTGAGGTTCCGGGGGAGAACGCCTCTATCGAGGCTGGTTCCGGGTCGGAAACGTCGCTGCAATGACGGGGCGAGGGGGTTAAACGTGTTGCGAGGGGGTGGAAAACGACGAGACGGCACCCCCCCGCTGCGATTTGACTCCTTATATTGATCTCCTACATACGATTTCCCTCACTCGACCACCTACTTTTACCATTGTTGCGTCTAAACAACAGACGGGGTATAGGGGTTAAGTTCCATTTCGACGTAGGTGTAGGGTTTTGCTGTAGGGAAAAATGATTTCGCTGTAGGGAAGTGCGTTTCCAGAAAAATTTTTTGCAAAAATTTCCAGAAAAACACCTTGACATTCCCTCTTAAATGTGATAAAATCGGACTTGTCTTGTGATTAAACGGTAAAAGCGACTTGAATTTTACTGTATTCGCGACGTTGTTGTAGGTCAGACAGGTTTATACTGTTGTGGTCCAAGTCGCTGCCCCCCACTCTTAACGGTGGGGGTTCGCGAAGAGGTGAATAGGGGGACAAGAACATTGAATGTGATGAAACGGGGGCTATTGTCCCTGCATTTTGAGGTTATTTCTCTTGCAACTCACTGTTGAAAACCTTCCTAAAATCATGGCCTTAGTGCAGAACTTGCCTAATGACCAGCAGAAGGAGTGGTTAGGGCTGTTAGAGGAGTGGGAGAAGGCGAAATCTAAGGAATTGGCTCAAGAGAAGTTCATTCCTTTCGTGAATAAGATGTGGCCGGGGTTCATTTCAGGCCGTCATCACAAGATCATGGGCGAGAAGTTTGAGGAAATTGCTGCGGGCAAACTCAAACGGTTGATCATCTGTATGCCGCCCCGTCATACCAAGTCAGAATTCGGGTCTTTCTTGTTCCCGGCGTGGTTTTTGGGCAAATACCCCCACAAGAAGGTCATTCAGTCCTCTCACACGGCGGAACTTGCAGTCGGATTCGGTCGAAAGGTCCGAAACTTGGTCGATTCGGAGGATTACCGGGGGATTTTCCCTGACACCTCCCTCCGTGCGGACTCCAAAGCAGCCGGTCGTTGGAGTACCTCCAAGGGTGGGGAGTATTTCGCTATCGGTATCGGGGGTGCGGTGACCGGAAAAGGTGCGGATCTTCTCATCATCGATGATCCCCATGATGAACAAGAGGGACAATCGGCAGATCCTGCCGTCTTTGACCATGCCTATGAATGGTACACCTCCGGTCCCCGGCAAAGATTGCAACCCGGTGGGGCCATCGTTGTCATTTGTACCCGTTGGTCGAAAAGAGACCTCGTCGGACAGGTCTTGAAGGCATCCGCCCAGCGCGGAGGGGATGAATGGGAGGTCATTGAGTTCCCGGCGATCATGCCTTCAGGCAAACCCCTCTGGCCGGAGTTCTGGCCCATCGAAGAACTGGAGGCCATCCGGGAAGAAATCCCGACCCATAAGTGGCAAGCCCAGTACCAGCAGAATCCGACCTCCGAAGAAGGCGCATTGATTAAACGCGAGTGGTGGAAAGTCTGGGAACAGGATTCCCCACCACAGTGTCAGTTTTTGATCCAGTCATGGGACACCGCTTTCCTCAAATCCGAACGCTCGGACTACTCCGCCTGTACCACTTGGGGGGTGTTCTACCACCCAGATGGCTCTGGAGCCATGCAACCGAACATCATTCTCATGGATGCCCACCGGGAGAAGATGGAGTTCCCGACCTTGAAGAAGCGGGCCTATGAACTCTACAACTACTGGAAGCCAGACACCCTGATCGTCGAAGCCAAGGCGGCAGGTACACCCCTCATTTTTGAACTTCGGGCCATGGGGATACCGGTCTCCGAATACACCCCCTCTCGCGGGAACGACAAGATCGCCCGTGTGAATGCCATCGCGGATCTCTTTTCGAGTGGAAAGATCTGGCGACCGAACACCCGATTCGCTGAAGAAGTCATGGAAGAATTTGCGTCTTTTCCCGCCGGAGAGCATGATGACTATGTGGACTCGTGTACACAGGCACTGCTCCGCTATCGCAGGGGCGGCTTCGTGTCTCTTCAGTCCGATTACAAGGATGAACCGGTCTATAAACGCAAAGCGTCTTATTACTGAGGATTTAAACGATGAAAGGCAAGACTAAGAAGTCTGAGATGGCCGAAGCCCCGAAATCCCGCAAGCAGCCCAAAGACATGTTAAAGGGCAAGATGAAGGGTCTCGGCAAGCCTGTGATGGTCGGCGGTGCCATGCGATCTAAGAAAATGTATGGCGGTGGCGAGACCATGGGAACGACTGGCGTTGCCCGTGGTATGGGCGCTGCCGTCAAAGGCGGTAAGTTCCGCGACCTGTAAGGGGAAAGACCATGGCGGTTGATCGCGCTCTGATGCCCTCTTTATTGGGGGGCAGTCCTTTAGATGTTCCCGTCCCGGACATGAATGAACCGACCGTGGTTCAGTTACCGGATGGCGGAGTGGAGATCAATCTCTCCCCGGAACCCTCTCCTGAAGTCGGTCATGGCGACAACCTCGCAGAGTTCATCGATGATTCTGTCTTGGGAAGCATGGCTTCGGAACTCGTCACCCTCTTCGATGCAGACAAAGATTCTCGCAAAGAATGGGAAACGACCTACATCAAAGGACTCGATCTCCTTGGACTCAAGATCGAAGATCGTACTCAGCCATGGGAAGGAGCCTGCGGTGTCTTTCATCCCATGCTCTCTGAGGCGATTGTTCGCTTCCAAGCACAGTCCATTCAAGAGATCTTTCCTGCCAGAGGCCCGGTTCAGACCAAGATCTTAGGTCAAACCACCACCGAAAGAATCCAACAAGCCGAACGGGTTCAAGAGTATTTAAACTATCTCTTGACCGAAAAGATGAGCGAGTACCGCTCAGAGACAGAGAAACTCCTGTTCTCTTTAGCCCTCTCCGGTGCCGCATTTAGAAAGGTTTACTACGACCCTTCTTTGGGAAGACCCGCATCGATCTTTGTTCCGGCAGAAGATTTTGTAGTGTCCTACGGCGCAAGCGATCTCATTACCTGCGAACGTGCAACGCATGTGATGAAGAAGACCTACAACGAGATCCGAAAACTACAGGTCTCCGGATTTTATGCAGATATCGATCTGCCTCCTCCTTCACCCGATATCACCGAAATACAGAAGTCCTATGACAAACTGAACGGTGAATCCAAGGGAATGGATCTGGATTCTCGTTATACGCTCCTCGAAATGCTCGTGGATTATGATCTGCCCGGCTTTGAAGACACCGATGACATGGGTAACCCCACCGGTATCGCATTGCCCTACGTCATCACCATCGATAAGTCTTCTCGAAAGATCCTCTCCATTCGACGGAACTGGTATGAAGATGATCCTTTAAAGAAGCGCCGTCAGCATTTCGTTCAATACACCTATATCCCCGGACTCGGCTTTTACGGGTTTGGATTAGTGCATCTCGTTGGAGGACTCGCAAAATCCTCCACCTCCATCCTCCGTCAGTTGGTGGATGCGGGAACCCTCTCTAACCTTCCGGGCGGATTAAAGACTCGCGGTCTTCGCATCAAAGGAGATGACACCCCGATCATGCCGGGTGAGTTCCGTGATGTGGATATCCCATCCGGTGCTTTGCGCGACAACATTACCTTCCTTCCCTATAAAGAACCTTCGGGAACGCTCTATCAATTGCTCGGCAATATCGTCGATGAGGGAAGAAGGTTTGCCTCTCAAGCCGACATGAAAGTCGCGGACATGAACGCGGAGGCTCCTGTCGGAACGACTCTTGCGATCATTGAACGATCCATGAAGGTCATGTCAGCCGTGCAGGCGCGTTTACACGCCTCCATGAAGAAGGAACTGAAACTGCTCTCGCAGGTGATCTTTGACTACGGTCCTACGGAATATCCTTATGACATTCCGGGTAAGGAACTCACCAAAGAAGACTTCGATGATCGGATCGATGTGATCCCCGTCTCGGACCCCAATGCGGGAACGATGGCCCAGCGGATCATGAAATATCAGGCCGCATTGCAGTTGGCCTCACAAGCCCCGCAGTTATATGACTTGCCGATGCTTCATCGTCAGATGATCGAAGCACTGGGTATTGCCGACTCTAGTGAGGTTCTACCGAATCAGGAGGAGATCCCTCCCACAGATCCTGTCACAGAGAACATGAACGCCCTCACGATGAAGCCCATCAAGGCGTTTATCTATCAGGACCATGAAGCGCATATCCAAACGCACATGTCCTTTGCCCAAGATCCGCGTTTGCAGCAGATGCTCCAACAAGCCCCTCAGGCCGCACAGGCTATGCAAGCGACCCTCACCGCCCACATCGCGGAACATCTGGCTTTTGCCTACCGGCAGCAGATCGAGAAGGAACTTGGGTTTAAACTGCCTCCTCCGGGGGAACCGCTCCCAGAAGACATCGAATACCGGATCTCGGAACTTGTGGCCCCGGCGGCGGCTCAGGTCACCGGCAAAGCCCAACGCGAAGCCCAGATGCAGGAACAAATGCAGCAACAGCAAGATCCTGTCCTTCAGATGGAAATGCAGAAACTGCAACTCCGCGCACAGGAAATCCAGCAGAAAGCACAGGCCGAAATGGCCCGTGTCCAAGCGGATATGCAGAAGGCGCAGATGCGAATGCAGTCCGAACAGGCCCGCCTCAAGGCTCAAGAACGTATCGAAGGGGCGCGACTCGGCGTTCAAATCGCCTCGACCAACGCCTCGAACGAACTCCAGAGCAAGGAAATTGCCTCTCGCGACAAGGTCGAAGGGGCCAAATTAGGGGTCGAAATCGCCCGCGAGATGTTCGCCGCTCAGAAACAAGAGCAGGACATGAGGGATAGGAATGCCAACCGCAAGCGATAATGTCGCAGAATATCTGCGGAAATCCCTACGCCAGCAGATGAATGACATGGCCGACCATATCGCAGGTGGCGGCTGTGCCGATTTCAATGAGTACAAGCGGTGCTGTGGAGTAATTGAGGGTTTGGCGAGAGCCGAACGAGAACTGCTTGACCTCACGAAACAAATTGACGATGATTAAACGGCTTAACAACTTCGCTGTGTAAACAGTGCAACCGCCCCACATGGGGTGCAACCGCCGAAAGGTGCTTTAAACATGTCAGAAACTGACAGCAAGACTGCAAGTCAACTGCCCAAACCTACTGGGTACAAACTACTCATCGCTCTCCCCAACCCGGAAGAAAAGACAGAAGGTGGAATCATTAAAGCCTCTCAGACACTTGAGGCTGAGGAGATTGGGAGCATCGTTGGTTTTGTCCTCGCGACAGGACCGGATGCTTACAAATCCCCTGATCGTTTCCCTTCTGGTCCTTATTGCAAAGAAGGAGACTGGATCATGATGAGATCCTACTCCGGCACTCGCTTTAAGGTTCATGGCAAAGAGTTCCGTCTCATCAACGATGATTCGGTCGAGGCCGTGGTCGAAGATCCGCGAGGAGTAGTGAAGGCATGAGTACAGAAGCAATGACCAAGGAAGAGAAATTCTTCGGAGTTTCCGCCCCCTTGCAAGTCCCTGAAAAGGAAACCGCCAAGTCCGCCCCGGAACCCGAGGTGGAACTTGAGATCGTCGATGACATTCCAAAGCAGCCGGTTAAACAGGCTGAGAAGGAAGAGAACGACGAAGAACTGTCGGACTACAGTGAAAAAGTCCGCAAGAGAATCAACAAACTCAAGTACGAGCAGCACGAAGCCCAGCGGCAGAAAGAAGCCGCCGAGCAGATGCGCGAAGAAGCCATTCGCTTCGCTCAACAACTTGCAAACAAAAACCAATACTACGAGTCATTGCTTCAACGCGGGGAAGGCGCACTCGTCGGCCAGATCAAAGCCCGTGCCAATATCGCCCTTGAACAGGCCAAAGCCCTCTACAAGGACGCCTACGAAGCCGGTGATGCTCAGAAGATCATCGACGCTCAGGAAAAACTCCTCAATGCCCAGACGGAGTTTCGGGAGGCTGAAAGACACGAACGTGCCATTCAGTCTCGACCCAAGCCCCAGCCGGTACAGCAGGCGTATCAGCCTCCTGTGCAGCAGTATCAGCCTCCCCAACCGAGCAGCAAGGCTATGGATTGGACCAAGAAAAATCCTTGGTTCGGTCCTCAGGGGAACCGCGAGATGACTGCGCTGGCATACGGAGTCCATGAGACGTTGATCCGTGAACACGGTATCAAAGCCGATACGGACGAGTATTACGAAAAGATCGATGCTGCCATGCGGCAACGATTCCCAGATTACTTTGAGAAGGACGCAGATGACGTACAAGTCTCTGTTGCCCCTCAACGCACCCCAAACACCGTGGTTGCCTCAGCAAGCCGTAACAACGGCGCGAAGCCACGCAAAATCCAGTTGACTGCTACACAAGTTTCCGTCGCAAAGAGACTTGGCCTCACCCCCGAGCAGTACGCCAAACAACTCATCAAGGAGAGTTACAATGGCTGAAGAGCGCAAAATTCGTATTGACCGTGCAGCCGAATCGCGTCCTAGTGACTCGTGGTTGCCGCAATCCGCACTGCCGGTCCCCGAGCCGAAAGATGGCTGGGTGTTCCGATGGATTCGTACTTCTTCTTTGGGACGTTCGGATAACACCAACGTCTCACGCCAGTTCCGTGAAGGCTGGGAACCTGTCAAGGCAGAAGATCATCCTGAGTTGAAGATCCTCTCTGACATCAATTCTCAGTTCAAAGGGAACGTCGAAGTCGGTGGCTTGCTGCTTTGCAAGGCTCCGCAAGAGAAGATGTTGCAACGCCAGAAGTACTTCCAAGAACTTTCAGATCGACAGATCGACGGTGTGGACCGCAGTTATCTGCGGGAAAATGATCCGCGTATGCCGCTCCTTAATCCCGAGCGTTCAACGCGCACCACTTTCGGACGAGGGTAAATCCTTTTCTTTCCACTATTCGAGGTAATTTCAAATGGCTTCAGGAACTGATGTAACAGCCCCTTATGGGTTCCTGCCGATTAACCTCATCGGCGGTCAGGTCTATGCGGGTTCCACCCGTATGTACCCGATTCAGTACGGCTACGCGACGAACATCTTCTACGGTGACTTCGTCAAGGTCGTGCGAGGTTCGCTCACCCGTGTGTCGATTGGTGCTGCCACCAACTCGAATGCGGTGACGGGCGTTTTCTTTGGTTGCTCCTACACTGATCCGGTTACGAAGGACAAGCGTTTCAGCCAGTACTGGCCCGCTTCGACTTTGGCCGGTGATGCGGTTGCCTATGTGGTTGATGATCCGGACGCTGTCTTCAAGGCTGCGGTCTGCTCGTCAGGCACCACGATGGCTTCGGGCGCTTACGCGATGATCGGCACGAACCTCTCTGCCATCAACAATGCGGGTAATGCGAACACCGGTAACAGCAAGAACGCGATCCTCGCGCCAACTGCGACCCCGGCTACTTCGATCCTCCCGCTGCGTTGTGTCGGTGTGGTTCCGGAGACTTCGGTCTCTTACGCCGCGACTGGTTCGTCCTCCAGCACCACGATTACCCTCACGGGTTCGGGTCTTCCGGCGGCGATTCCGGTTGGAACGAGTGTGGCCTACTACGCTGCCAATGGTCAGTTGATTGAGACGGGTTCGTTTGTGACGGCTGCTGCCGCCGCTGGCGATACCTCTGTCACGATCAATGCTGCCATTGACGTGCCGGGTGGCGTCACGGACATTCCGGCTGCGTCGAGCATCGTGTTTACCGTCTACCGTGAACTGTTGGTCAAACTGAACGTTCTGACCCACGGTTACTACAGTAGCGTCACAGCCTAAGGAGTTCTAGAAAATGGCTATTTCACGCGCACAAATGTTGAAGGAACTCCTGCCGGGGCTTAATGCCCTTTTCGGCTTGGAGTATGCCAAGTATGAGGATGAGCATACGCTCATCTATGAAACCGAGAACTCCGAAAAGGCTTTCGAAGAGGAAGTCAAGTTGTCGGGCTTCGGCACGGCCCCGGTTAAGCCGGAAGGTCAGGCCATTGCCTATGACAACGCGCAGGA